TAGCCGTACTAAGCGCACGTGGGATCTCTGAAGAGACAGCAGGACTGTTCCAACTAGGAACCATTACCAATCCAATCAATGGTCACGAGATGTATGAAGGGTGGCTATCCATCCCATACATCACAGCATCTGGTGGTTGTGTTGGCTTTAAGTTTAGACGATTAGATGATGGCAAACCTAAGTATGGATCTCCTACTGGGCAGAAGGCACACCTGTTTAATGTATGTGACATCACCATTGACTCACCACACATCGTTGTATGTGAGGGTGAACTAGATGCGATAGTTACTAGCGGTGAGATTGGTATCCCAGCAGTGGGTGTACCAGGCGTTGCAGCCTGGAAGCCACACTTTCCTAAGCTCTTTGCTGGTTATGAAACTATCTATGTTGTCGGAGACAATGACATCAAAGAGGATGGGTCTAACCCAGGAGCTGAGTTTGCAAAGCGCGTGGCGAACGAGGTAATGAACTCACAAATTGTTACACTACCACCAGGTATGGACATCAATGATTACTACCTAGCCAATGGTATTGATGCTACGAGGAAGTTACTGATAGGGGAGTCTAATGTATGACGATGACAAGGCAAGAGTGGGACACGATGCTACAGACTTTGCAGCATTTGGGCTTTCACATCTTAGAGATCAATATGGAAACAGAGACCATACTACTGCGCCCTATACCGACAAGGTAAATGATGCTTTCATTGCTGATGTCTGGCGTATTATGGATCAAGCAGGTAATCTACTGGTGCGTAAGCATCACGACTACGGCCCAAAGAACATTGCTCACTCACCAGGTGGACCACTTAATGGTCTGCGTGTACGTATGTGGGACAAGATAGCACGCATCAATAACTTACTTGACTCAGGCGTTAAGCCTAGCAATGAGTCATTGCGTGATAGTTTCTTAGACTTACTCAACTACTCAGCTATTGCAATGATGGTACTAGATGGCGTATGGCCTGAGGTACAGGAACCAGACTGTGACTGAACTGCACCCAGTAATCTATGACTTAGTACCTTCTGTTGCTAACGCTATACATCGCAGATACAACAAGCATCTTGAGAAGGATGACATCAAGCAAGAGTTGATGGCGTGGGCTATGACTAGAGTTGAAGATCATACAGTTGATTTAATGGAACCTATCGAAGAGCGACGCAAGCATAACGAGCAACGCATTGCCTGGCAGATGAAGCGTGCAGGTGAACGCTATGCACGCAAGGAGAAGGCTGCTAAGTCTGGCTATCAGACTAATGATGAAGCCTACTACGACTCAGCTAACCTTGGTCAGTTGCTTCCGTTTGTTATTGCATCCATCATAGATGGCACAGTATTAGAGCAAGCACAAGAGATGATTAGAGATGGGCAACCTAAAGGTTCATCATCTCCAGCCGAAGGTGGCAACTTACTTGCTAACCTTATCGACATCAAGCGTGGCTATCTTAAGTTAGATCAAGATGACCAGACAATTCTTAGGCTTCGTTACCACGAGAACTTTACCCTGCAACAAATAGCGCAGGTACTAGAGTGCGCTGTCTCTACTGCAGATCGTAGGTGTGAGAAGTCTTTGCGTAGATTGCAGGATAACCTAGGCGGGGTGAGTCCTTGGCAATGAACGAAGAGTTATTGTTTACCTTCTTGCGTGATGGTTTCTATCCTGACTTAGAGAAAGCACCAGGTATCTATGATGCCTTTGATTGTATCTCTGTCCAAGCAGGTCATTACATAGAGTTAAAGTGTAGGCACACCCACTATCCCACGTTACTGATAGAGGAGATGAAGTATCGCAAGCTGATAACGCAAGCAGCAGAGCGAGATCTTATCCCCTACTACATCAACTCGACACCGCAAGGTGTCTTTTCTTTTGACCTAATGGATGTACCAGAACCTGAGTGGCTCAACCATTGGATGCCAGCAACGACAGAGTTCTCACGCTCTAACAAGGTCAGTAAGTTGGTAGGTTATCTACCCATAGAGGAAGCGGTGCAGCTCTGATGCAGTATGACTATCGTTGCCCTGATTGCAACAGCGTATTAACTATTGAACGTAGTATCCACGAGGAACCACGTGAGCCTTCTTGCTTTGACTGCCACATACCTATGGTACGTAAGTGGGACTCGCCAGGTGTTACCTTCAAGGGTAAAGGGTTTTACTCTACTGGTGGATAGTGTTACACTTTAGATCTTGGCAAGCGCCCGCTTGTTGAGTGCTAGCAAGAAGCCCCCGCCAGTTACGGCGAGGGCTTTTTGTTTTGTTAAACACTAGCTTCTAAACATTCCAAACACTTGCTCTCTCCTTCTGCAACGAGGTCATCACCACACTCGTCGCACGTGTCCATCAGTACCATCCTCGTCTGTCTGAGTGGCTAAGAGCGCGACACGCACTCCCTCCATAGCGGTGACCAAGGTATCGTAAGCCGTGAAGGACTTGTAGTTCAGGTTCTCCACTACGTTCTCTAAGGAGTTGAGCAATTCCGTAAGCTGTGCTTCTTGGGTTGTCTGCGAGGTGGTCAAACCTGCTCTCACGGGTCCATAAGGTGACAAGACATCTGATTTGGTTTTGATTGTAACCGAGTGCTCGTGCGTAACTAACTGCAAGTGCCTTGTTCTCACGCTTTTCCTCCATTGTTGCCTTTGTTCTTGCGACCACGCTTAGGTCGCTTGGTAGCTCTCCCCTTATTCCGCGTTGGTCGGGAGCGAACGCCCATAGTAACGCTAACACGAGTACTACTAGCAACCCAGCTTTTGCCCTCTGTCTGGTCATTCTCTTTCTCCTCCGCTAGCAAGTCTCTATACACGTTGGGATAGAGGTGAGACAGGCGCACTAGCGCCCTATCTCGTGCTCGTCTGTAGTTTCGATAGTGAATTGCCTGCTTACCGCTTACCTCTTTACTCTCCATTTATCTTATCCTCCCACACTATAAGCCCATAGACTACCAGCATTACCGCAGCTATCCCTAACCAGTACATCATAAGCTCGCTGCCCTTACTATCTCCGTGATGTCTAAGGTCTGCCCTACTAGGTGGGCATTTTCCTCATCACTATCCCACGCAGATACCAGCACACGACTGCCACTAGGTGCAAGGCTTAGCCATTGTATGCACTGCTCAGCGTTAGCCCCGCCCCACTCGTTCTCTCCCTCAGGTGTAAGCACCTCATAGAATAGGATTAAGTCCGACTTCTTGGGGTGTATGGTGTAGATGTTACTCACTCGCTTCCTCCTTCAATCTATCTATTAGGACTTTCATTTGGTTGTAGGTGATGACACTCTCTAACCTACCTGCAAGGTGCTCGATAGCGTTCTCTCCCCATACCTTCTCCGATAACCTCACAAGGTTATAGACGGTGTACTCCAACTCAACTTCTTTAATCATTCTTCCTCCTCTTCTAGCCCAAACAAGCGAGCCATTGCGCTGTTCGCTCTCTCTAAGTTCTTGATAGCCAAAGCTATCTCCTCCTCCTTGATGTTCTTCTCTGCTTGGTCTAGGCATAAGTTAAACTTAGCCCGTAGGTATTCCTCATTCATTGCCTGCCTCCTCTATCTCTTTGTCGTTGCACTTCTCACACCACTTACGCATATTCTTTTCAGGGTAAAACCACGCATCACATTCAGGACATCTCATCTCGTCCCACGTATCCATTTTAATCATCAGTAATCCCCGTTCTTTCCTGATACCCAACCACAGCCATCACATTTGACCTTGCCCTCCATTGTTTGGCTATCGCCTGACATTACTCTACCGCATACCCAACACTTCCCATAGCTCATAGGTAAGACGCCTCCAATGCCTCATCTGTTAATTGTTCTAGCGTATAACCGAGGCTTTCCTCGTTGTTCTCATCCCAAGTAATAGCCCACTCAGGTGCATCTATCCAGTTGCGTGTTCTATCCAACTCTGTAAAGGTAAGGTCAAAACCGTCCCACTTATCCCAATGCAACAGGACAGAATAACTCTCTCCCTCATAAGTAAATTGGACATACTTATCGTAAGCCGTCTCTTCCTTTGTTATGCTTTTGATTTCAATCATTTACTCTCCTCCTTTGGGCAGTCCTCGTAAGGGTTCTCTTGCCCGTCGTTGTCCTCACACATACAGAAGTTAAACTTCTCCACCTGCGTTGCGTGAGTTAGTTCTGCTAGGTCGCTCCAATACATTACTTCTTCCATTATTCTCCCTCCTTAAAGCACTCTACCATAGTTCCCCAGCAATAGCCCTCGCCTGTCCACCATAAATTAGCTGACACCTGCCACATTCCCCACACTATGAGCAAGGTCGGGATGATTACCAGCACAACCCAGCCTCTCGGTGTTAAGTTCTTCATTTACTTTTCCTCCCAGCCTTGTTGGTCTTGCTCGCTTCCGCATTCGGTACAGGTATAACTCATCACGTTACTTTCTTGTTGATACTCTCCCTCAATGTCTAGTAAATCCACGTCACATTCTTGGCAAAATGTAGAGATAATCATTCCCTGCCCCCTTACACAGCCACGCTGTGATAGTTGATAAAGCCCTCGAACGAGTGCGTCCCGTCCACCGCTGTTACTGTCTGTTCTTGTAGGTCAATCAAGACCCAAGCCTCATCGGTGCAAGGCTCATTAGAAACCCACAGCCCGAAACCTGTCTCGCTGTCCCATTCATTACCGATTAGTTGGCTCACAATGATGCGAGCACAATAAGAGTCATCTCCCCAGCGTGAGCGAGCTTTTGCTATAGCCCTGCCCGCATCTTCTAGTGCTGTGTACTCGCCCCAATGTGAATAGAGGCAGATGTAATTACCCTCGTCTTGCTTGATGTTAAAAACTACTCGTGCGCCCATTATTTTCCTCCTACTATCTCGAATTTTGCAAACTCGCTGATGCGGTTGCCGTGTTGTTCTTCTGCCGTCTGCTTAGCCTGTTGAATAGCGACTTCGTAACTCTCTGCCTCTACTGAAATGTACATTGTGTAAACCATCTTAAATTCATAGTCATTCATTACTTCGCCCCCTGTAATTGCTTGATGTAAACCTTGTATTGCCCTAATTGGAATTGTAAGCCTTTCGCCGTGGCGTTAGACTTTCGCCCGATAGTACGAGGGGAAAAGCTAGCCCACGACATTACATCGGTTAGGTGTAGCCCTTTCTCGTCTTGCATTACCGCGTAACGCTGGTCTAGCATTAGGAAATCGCGATCGAAATACTTCTCGTCTATCTCTAACTCTCTCGCCAATTCCTTTAGTGTTTTTGCCATTCTAAGCCCCTTTCTAGGCTAAGGCGGGGCGGTCTTGCCCCTTGCCTTGTGCCCCCGTCGGATTGTGAACCCGTAGCCCGTAGCGCGGGGGCGGTCTTGCTTAGAATGGTGTCTTAAGAGTCTCCCCGCACTGGTAGCACCCGATTACCTCGTGTCCAAATGAGTACGCCTTACGCTGGCACTCTTGCGCCCCCTCCTTGCCCTTTCCGCAATTAGGGCACAACATCTCATTGTTCACGACATAGGCGAACACGCTCATTAGTTCACCCCGCAAGCTTCTAGGAAGCGGGCGCGGTCGAAGCGAGGGTTATCACCCTGTAAAGCGTCGGCAAGGTTACGGGCTAGGTCTGCCCCGATAGTTTCCTCTAGTTCGATAATCTGCCCGAAGTTTGCAAACACTTCGGCGATTAACTGGTAATCTTTTCTTGTCATTAGTTAGCCCCGTCCATTTGTGCTTCTTCGATGTCGGCTTCTAAGATTTGTGCTAGTTTGTAAGCAACTGTTGAACCGCGAAGTGATGCGGTCAATAGGATGTTTCTTGCTTGTATCATCTCTGCATAATCGAATGGCATTTGTTTCTCCTCTTAGGTTAATTCAGGTGTTTACCTGATAAGAGAAGATTATACGGGACTATGCCGTATGTCAACACCAAACAGCCTTTATTTGGTAACAGTTTGATAACGATTAGCAGGGGATTTGCTGTGTGCTTCCTGAGAATGGCAGAGGATTGCAGGGCTGTAAGTAGTTGAAAGTTCAACCATTTATTACTGGCTGGTAACTTAGCAGGGCTGTAACAAGGTGGACAATTAGGGCGGGAATGTCTAGGGGTGCAGGGCTTTGAGATTGCAAGCGGTTATTAAATCGGGGAATAGGGGAATGTTAAATAAGTGCCGATGCGGTAGCAAGCCCCCTGTCAATTCCCAAAGTTATCCACAGGTCTGACCAGTTATCCACAGGGTGCGGGCTGGCAAAAGCCTTGCCCCGCGCAGGACGGGCACCCCCCATTGCTTAATTTAGTAGGGGGATGTACTGTGTACTGTCACAAAAAATATTTGCTAAAGTGAAAGCTGGATCTGGCCTCTGACCTGCGGTTTTATATACTGTGATGAAGGTCACATTGTAAAAACGGGAAATGCGTTAAATTTCCTGCCTTATATATAGTAAGGGGCTTTAGTAGGAAAGACCCTGAGTTGCTACGGTATGGCCTCTAGCGAGGCCCCTAGGCCGAGCACTAACTTACCCCTCAGTTCGCTGTAGCTCCTTCGGGCGCTAAGCCCGAACTGCCTAGTACTTTTAGTGGGGATAGGTCTATCTACTGGTAGATGAAACCTTCCTCGCCTAGTAACGATACGATCCGATTACGGCCCGTCCCCAATAAATTTTAGGAGATCACGTGGCTGACAATAGTGCCGACATTGCCAAGAGAATTATCCTTGGCTGTGTAGCAGAGGGTATGACCATTGAGGCCGCTTGTGCTTCTGCTGGTAAATCCATTAAGACCTACGAGTACTACCGACGTACCGATAAGGTCTTTACAGACAAGGTTGACCGAACACGCCTTGGTCTCAAAGACAAGAGCTTTGCAACTAGCGATGTCCACGACATCACCTTTGCCGAGTTCCGCCAGAAGTTCTTGCACTCTCAGACTTTCCCACACCAGCAAAACCTGGTAGATATGATCGAAGGCCGCGAGCCTTCTTGGTTACACCCCAGTATGAAGTATGAGCCAGGACTGGCTAGTAATAGAATCCTGATTAACATTCCGCCAAACCACGCCAAGTCGATTACGA